TTGGTGTTGGATCAACTGCAGTTGGATATGTTGCAAATTGGGATTCATCAACTGGCGTTCTCAAATTATACACACCTACTGGAATTGGTAATTCGACTTATGGATTCCGAATGGTGGACTTTACCTCTCAAATAGGGCCTTTAAGTAGTGGTACTAAATATCGAATCACTGGTGGAGGTGGGCCTAATGTGGGAATAGACACAACTTTTGGTACTGAAGGTAATCCAGCAACTGAAGTTACAGTGGGAACTGCTAAAGTTCAACTAGGTCAAAACTTTGTTGAGGGTGTTGCCCAACCAGAAGTTAAAAAATATTCTGGTGAGATATTATACATAGATAACAGGGCTGCAATACAACGTAGTGCTACCCAGAAAGAAGACGTAAAAATTGTATTAGAGTTCTAAGAAAATGCCTCAAGAGACCAATCTGAATGTTTCTCCATATTTTGATGATTTTAATGAAGAAAAGAACTTTAACAGAGTTCTATTTAAACCTGGCATACCAGTTCAGGCTAGAGAACTAACTCAGTTACAGACAATACTTCAAAATCAAATAGAGAAGTTTGGACAACACTTCTTTAAAGAAGGTTCAATGGTCATTCCTGGCCAAATTGGTTATGATTCATCGTATCATGCTGTTGAATTAGAGGACACTTTTTTAGGTATTCCAATATCAGAATATCTTGATAAATTGGTTGGTAAAACAATAAAAGGAGAAATATCTGGTGTAGAGGCAACAGTCGTAAATTATATACTAGCTACTCAATCAGAAAGAGGACATAATACTCTATATGTAAAATATAGTAAATCTGGAAATGACTTTGCGACTAATGTTTTTAATGATGGAGAAAATTTAGTAACATCTAGTGATATTGAATATGGTATATCAAGAGTCATAGCTAATAACCCTTTTGCTACAGCCATAGCATTAAATGCAACATCTATGGGAACTGCAGCAACAGTTCAAGAAGGTGTATATTTTATTCGTGGATATTTTGTTAAAGTAGTTACTCAAACAGTAATTATTGATCAGTATAGTAATGATCCATCTTATAGAGTTGGTTTGTTTATAGATGAAAATGTAATATCCGCATTTGATGATTCTACTTTATTTGATAATGCAGCTGGGTTTTCAAACTTTGCAGCTCCAGGCGCCGATAGATTTCAACTAAAACCAACACTAATTAAAAAAGATATAGACGATTTTAGTGATGCAAACTTTATAGAGTTACTAAGATTAAACAAAGGTGCCATTCAAAGAATGGTTAAAAAGACTGATTATAATCTTTTAGCTGATGAGTTTGCAAGAAGAACATTTGATGAAAGTGGAAATTACTACGTAAAACAATTTGGAGTTCAAGTCAGAGAATCTCTAAATGACAGACAAGGAAATAATGGAGTATATTTTAAAGATCAAAAAACTTCACAAGGTAATGAACCAAGTAGTGATAGTATGATTATTCAACTATCTCCTGGCAAGGCATATGTAAGAGGTTTTGAAATAGAAAAAGTTGGTAGTACTTTTATAGATGTAGATAAACCAAGAACGATTACAAAATTAGAAGATCAAGTATTTGCGTTTGATAAAGTTAGTAAGATCAAAATCAATCGTGTTTATGGAACACCTTTTATTGGTATGGGTGTTAATCATACAGTTCAGTTGAGGAGTCATAGAATAGGTGCGACTCATTCATCTGCAGCGGGTGCTCAAATTGGAGAAGCAAGAGTATATGACTATAAATTAGAGTCCACTGGATACACTGGTAATACTAGTGTTTATGAATTATTTCTATGGGATATACAAACATTTACGACTTTAACAATCAATAGTAATCTTACTGCGCCAGTAGGATCATTAATTGAAGGTCAGAGAAGTGGTGCAAGAGGACATTTAAAGACAGCTGCAAGTAATTCTACATCTTTATCGTTAACATCCACTGGTGGTAATTTTATAGTTGATGAACCAATTAGAGTAAATGGAGTTGATGATAGTAAAACTATAACTGCAGTTACAGAATTTTCTATTGATGATATTAAATCAATATATCAACAAGTAAGTGGTTTTACATTTAATGCTGATACAGTTCTTTCAAGAGAGGGTAGTCCAGCTCCTGCAGGCACAGAATACACAATCACAACTGGTGGTACATGTACTGTGGCTGGAGCTAGATTCTCTCGTGGTATTAAAGTTAATGATATCGTAAAGTATCAAAAATCAGGAGAAACCGATCCAACATTTAACAGAGTATCTGCAGTTAATTCAAACGGATCACAAATTACTCTTGTTGCGTTAGGCACTGATGTAGCTGGAGTTTGTCAAAAAGAATTACCATCTGGTGCTACTTTAGTTACCAGTGATTTTAAGATTATAAGACCTCGCATTATTGACGGTAAAAATTCTAGTTTTATATCAGATATGCCGAAGGCTGCAATATCTAGTCTTGATTTGGATTCATCTGAGATATCAACTAGACAAAGATTTACTTTCACTTCAAGTGGTGGAACAGCTACCATATCAATAACATCAACCAATGAATTCTTTGAGGTATTTGATGAAGAAAGATATAATGTTTCATATGCAAATGGTGGTGTTCAAATTTTAAGAGAAGCTAATCTTGTATTTTCATCTGATAGAAAATCTGTAACTTTGAAACAGTTGTCACAAAATTCAACTGCAGTTCTTACTGCAACAGTAAAGAGAACACAAGTTACATCTCAGAAGAAAACTTTAAATGAATGTAACAAAATAACAATTAATAGATCTCAAAAAACTGGTTCTGGTACAGGACTTCTTGGTGATGGTTTAACCTCAAGTGATGTATATGGAACAAGAGTTCAAGATAGAGAGATAGGTCTTCATTTTCCTGATATTGTAAGAGTTTTAGCTGTTTTTGAATCAAGCACAACTGGAGATCCTAATTTACCAAGTATAAGTCTTATTAACAGATCTGCAGATCTGACTAATACAATTAACGGAGAATTGGTTGTTGGTGAAAATAGTGGAGCTACTGCTCGAGTAGTTACTAAAGCTGCTGGTTCTGTAGATATTGTTTATACAAATGATATACAATTTGAAAAAGAGGAAATAGCTACTTTCCAATCTTCTGGTATTGTGGGTGAAGTTTCATTAGTTGTACAAGGTGATAAAGATATAACTAAAAGTTTTAGATTTGATAATGGGCAAAGACCAGAATTTTATGACTATGGAAGAATTATCAGAAAAGAAGGTGAAGGTGAACCTACAAAAAGATTATCAATAATATTTGATCATTATATACTTGATGGTGAGGTTGGTGATTTTGGCAGTGCAAATAGTTATTCTTCTGATAACTATGAGTTTGATATGCCTGTTTTCTCAGGTATTCCTTTGTCAGATTTTATTGATGCTAGACCTAGAATTAACGAATATACTGATTTTTCAAAATCTCCTTTTGATTACAACGCTCGTAGTTTTGCCATTTCTGGAACTCCCAAACCTCCTGTGATAGTTGGTGATGATATAGTGACATTAGGATATTCACATTACTTAGCAAGAATAGATAAAGTCTTTTTAAGTAAGGATGGATTCTTTGAATTAAAAAAAGGAGCTCCTGCATCAATATCTGATGTAGTTCCTCCATCAGATCCAGTTGGTGCTTTTAGTGTTGCAACTATATCAGTTTTACCATTCGCTAGAAATGCGAAAAAAGCTTCTACTATTAAATCAGCTAGACATAAAAGATATACAATGTCTGATATCGGTAGATTGGAAACGAGATTAAAGAATGTAGAATTTTATACACAACTTTCATTATTAGAAACTGATACTGCTTCACTTAACATTGTGGATGCTAAAACTGGCCTTGATAGATTTAAGTCTGGATTTTTTGTAGATAACTTTAGAAGTCATAATGGCCAATCTCTTAGTCATCCTTGTTCTAGATGTTCTATTGATAAAAAGGCTGGAGAATTAAGACCATCACATTATACACATGGACTAGATTTACTTCTAGGCTCAGAACAAGTTATTGGAATTGGAACAACGGCAGATCCTGCAGCTGATTTAACTCAAGTTGCGGATTTACAGACAAACGATTTAAAAAGAAGTGGTGATGTTGTAACTTTAAATTATACAGAAATACCCTATATTAACCAACCTTTAGCGACAAGAACTGAAAATGTAAACCCATTTGCTGTGATAACATGGATTGGTGGTGTTGAATTAAATCCAAATAGTGATGTTTGGTTAAATGAAAGACAACTCGATTCTAACGTCGTTGATATTGATGCTGGATTTACACAAGCTATGCAACAATTAGCAGTGGATCCAAACACAGGACTTGCACCAATTCAGTGGGGTGGATGGGAAGAAGTTTGGTCATCCGTAGATATTGAAAGAAATGTGTTAAGTAGTGATGTAAATAGTGTAGTTCAAGGTAGTAATACAGTCACTAGACGTAGAGGAGAAGAGGGTCATCCTGGCGGAGACAGTAGGCCTGCAAGAATAACCACAACTCAATTTGTAGATGAATTTATAGATACTGTAGAAGAGACAATTACAATAGATAGGGGATTAACTAGAAGTGGTATTCAATTCCAAGTCAATGAGAATATTGATACTCAGAGTCTTGGAAATAAACTTGTAAGTAGTGAATTGATTCCTTTCATGAGATCTAGGAATATAGAATTTATTGCAACAAGAGTACAACCAAGAACACAGTTCTATACATTTTTCGATGGTCAAGAAGTTAACAAATATGTGTCACCTAAACTCATTGAAATATCAATGCAACAAGGAGTTTTCCAAGTTGGTGAAACAATAAGAGGAATTTCTGATGATTGGCAAACATCTGCAAACGGAAATGCAGCCTCAATTTCATTTAGAGCTGCACAACCAAATCATAAGTTTGGTGCGTATAATAATCCAACTATAGTTTATGCAGTTAATCCATATTCAGATACCATCGGTATAAGTTCTAACTATTCCGCAACTAGTTCAATAGTAAACGTAGATACTGGATCATTACAACAGGAAGTTCTTGGAACATTCCAAGGATTTGTAGGGAAGAACATGATTCTTCGAGGTGAAACAAGTGGTGCTGAAGCTAAAGTAACAGATGTTAGGTTGATAAGTGACGAAAAAGGTGCATTGATAGGATCATTGTTTATTCCTGAAGCTTCTTTACCATCAGCACCAGAGTTTAGAACAGGAACTAACACTTTTAGATTATCAAGTAGTGCGGTAGATTCTAGATCACCGCTTGATAGAGCATCAAGTGCTGAGACATCGTTTAACTCCAGAGGAACATTAAATACACTTCAAGAAGATGTGTTGAGTGTAAGAACTGCTGATATTCAGCAATCAACTCTAAATGATTCTACAACTATATCCAATCAAAGTTCAAATGTTTTCCAACAAACTACTGGGTTTGATACTACTAGAACAACTGAACAAGTACAGTGGTTTGATCCACTTGCAGAGTCATTTGAAATTACTGAGGCAAATGGTGTATTTATATCTTCCGTTGATATATTCTTCCAAACAAAAGATGATGTAATCCCAGTTACATGTCAAATCAGAACCATGCAAACTGGATTCCCAACTAGAACAATTGTGCCATTTGGTGAAGTTGTTTTAGATCCAGAACAAGTAAATATCTCAGAATTTGGTACTATAGCAACTAGATTTACTTTCCCATCTCCTGTATTTCTTGAGGGTGGTGGTGGAGAGTATGCATTGACATTAATATCCCAGTCTAATAATTATAATGTGTTTATCGCACAAATGGGCGAAGAAGATATAGCTGATAGAAATCTAGCAGAGAGTGAAAGAAGAATTGTATCACAACAACCATACTTAGGATCTTTATTTAAGTCACAAAACGGATCTACTTGGACTCCTAGCCAGTTTGAAGATCTGAAGTTTCTTATGAACAAGTGTGAATTTGTTTCTGGGCCAGGCGCATTAAAACTTTATAATCCAGAACTTGGTGTTGGTAATAAAGAACGTCCTATACTAAGACAAAATCCAATTATATTTAATTCACAAGAAGTTAAGATTCAATTAAGTGGTGATACAAGTAGTAATGAAAATACAGACTTCCCAATAGGATCTTTGATGAAACAAACCGCAACTAGTTCGCAAGGAAATGTTGTTGCTCATCTAGGTAAATTAGGAACAATAACACATCAAAGCGGAACTGGTATTGGATTGGTTAATGCCACCTATTCTAATATACCTTTAACAACAATAACTGGTAATGGTACTGGTGGAGTAGCTACGATAGTAATATCAGGTGGAACTCCTACAGTTGGTAGTGTTTCTGTAACCTCAACTGGCCATGGATATAAGACTGGAGATGTCTTAGGTGCAAGTGTAGGAGACACTGGTAGAAATCTTAGATTTTTTGTTAATTCAATAACTGATGTAAACAGTATAATTTTAAATAGAGTTCAAGGTGAATTTAACACATCAAGCACTCTTAGATTTGTACGTGCTAACGGAACTGAAGGTAATTTAAATAATGGAACTCCAACTGCAATAACAAATACTAGCACTGTTAAAGACGGACTTCACATTCATGTTAGTCA